TTTGAGCCAAAGGTGCAGGCCGCTCGCATCCCTGGCGAGATCAGCGGGAAAGAGGCGGCATTCCTGACGGATTGCTGGGTGCATGGCCGTCTGCATAAGGCGCTGCCGGTCGGCCTGTGGCTGGCTCTGGTGGCCAAGTACAGCACTCACCTCGACCGCAAGCATGACGCGATGATGGCTCTGGCTGGATCGGTGAAGTCTCCGGCGCCGGCCAGGTTCGTTCAGTGCGCTGTCGCCACCTGGGCTTTCCCCAAGCTGCCAGGCGTCGAAGGGAAGCGCAGCACGAGCGTTCTGCCTGCTGCTTGGTACGACATTAACTCTTGGGACGATGGCGGTAAGCCTGACTCAACGCTCTACCGTTGGCGGTCTGCGATCCGGCGCAGCCTAGAGGATCAGGTCAACGAAGCACTGATTCATGCGCAAGAAATACTCGACCGCGAAGGCCTGATCCGCTGCGCTGCATAAGGTATAATCGCTGGGCGTGGCTAGGTTTAGCGGCCGAAAAGGAGTTGTCTCACTCCCTGCCACGTCCTCACATGAGACGCATCGAATAGGAGACGTTCGATATGCTCACTCAAGAGCGACTGAAAGAAGTCCTGTATTACAACAAGCACGTCGGTGTTTTCACCTGGCGCAACAAGTCGAACCCGCGAACCTATGGCAAAACGGCGGGCGTTGTCATGCGCGGCAGGGGATACATCACGATCGGTATAGGGCGCGAGCATTACCCTGTGCATCATCTCGTCTGGCTATGGCATTACGGCCACCTGCCGGAGAACCAGATTGACCACATCGATGGCGACCGCTCCAACAATCTGCTCAGCAACCTGCGCGAGGTCACTCAAGAGCAGAACTCCATGAACATGAAGCGTAACGCGCTCAACACCAGCGGAGTGAAAGGCGTCCACTGGGATAACCAGCGGAAACGATGGGTTGCGGTCATCAAGAACAAGGAGCAGTACCTATTCCGAAAGGCCTTCAAGAATCTTGAGGATGCCGAGCGGGAGATTAAGGCTGCGCGCGAGGCGTTGCACGGCGAGTTTGCGAATCATGGTTTGCATCGCTATGAGATCGAAGAAGCCCTTGACTAGCGTAAGAAATTGATAGAGCATATGCCTATCTTGGTCATCTTGCGCGTTGAGATGGCCGAGAGCAGGTGAATGCCCGGGCTGACGGGCTAAGCGGTACATAAGTCGAGTTGGAAAGCGCGCCAACACGCGGGGTTTCCGGCATAAACCAGACCGGCACCAGTCGACCCATGCAGGAGATCAGCGCCTGCCACCTGCACCAATTCAAGAAACCGACCTCTGAGTCGGTTTTTTTATGCCGATTAGAAAGCCAATCCGCGCTTCAGTCGGCAATGAAATACCAGTTTCGGGCGCTAAAGGCCGTTTGAATGGCTCGCCACCATGCGCCCAACCCAATCCCCGGCCTGCTTGCGAATCGGCCTAGCGCCACACCGCAGCACACTGTGCGACTCGATAACGAGTATCGCCCTGCAGACGTGCGGGGAGTCGGGATCTACACCTTTCGGCCTCGCCTAGTGCGGGGCTTTGTTCTTTCTGGAGCCTCAATGTCCATCGCCACCCTGAATCTTCCGATCTACGACATCAAGTTCACTGTGGTAAAGGGCAGGGAGGGGCTGAAGCAGGTCGCCGCCGCCTCCAAGTTCCACGCCGGTTTCGTCAAGGACATGATGTCGGCACCAGTTTCTGGCGCGACTCTCATGGCTCCGGAGGGCGTGGATGGATTCGGCGAGGCTTTCGTCGTGCTTCACACTACGGACCTCGGCGTCATTGCCCATGAGGCGTATCACCTTGCCATTGAGCTGATCTACTGGATTGCCGGTGAGGAGCCGTCATACAAGCATCAGGAGCAGCTGGCCCACGTCAGCGAATACCTGTTCCGGCAGATCGCCCGAGAGATGGGGTATGACCTGCCGGCAACCATTCACGACGTCACGCTAGACGTCTGACCCACTCTGGCCGCCTTGCCTCTCCCTCATCGCTCCGAGCTGACGGCATGAGCAAGAGCGGCCGGACCTATTACTTCGAGACTCCACTATGACCGACAGCCATGAGGGCAGGACCGTGCATGAGCGAGTCGGCGCCCTGGAGCAAGAGGCAGCCGTAACCCGGCACCGCCTTGACCGATTCGACCGCGACCACGCGCAGTCACCCAACCGCCTGACCAAGCTCGAGCAGCAGTTTGAGCACATGACCCGCCAGCTCACCGCAATCGGGGAGAGCCAGGACGAGGTAGCAGGGAAGGTCGACACGCTGAGCAACAAGCTGACCTACGGGCTCGGCGCAGCTGCTGTGGTGCTCGCCGTCTTCGACAAGATGTGGCCGTACATTGCCAAGGGGTTTGCCGGATGAACCTGATCCCCGAATGGCGCAAGTCATGGCGCCTGACCAGTGTGCAGCTGGCAGTCATCACTGCAGCCCTGAACGCTGCTGCCGGTACATGGGTAGCGTTCGACGGCCACATAAGCCCGATCCTATGGGCGAGCGTGAACGCGGTCCTCGGTATCGCTGCCGCGATTGCCCGGGTGATTCCTCAGCCGAAGGTGACTGGCAATGAACAGTAAGGAAACGATCTGATGCTCGGCTACATGACTGAGAAGGCCGCCAAGGCATTCGGCTGTTCGCACCACGGCAGCTACTACGGCATTCCCCTGTGGATGGGCGACATTGATTCCGAGGCGCCGCTGGTATTCGCCAAGTGGGCGCCGCTGGACCTGATCGTTCCGCTATTCAGCATGATCGAGGGGCTGCTATGGCTGCTCATTCACGGCGACACCGAGCCGATGTTCATGTTCAAAGTGAAACAGGCCATCGCATGAAACGCCTACACGCCACCCTCCTGATCCTCAAGATAGCCTTCTGCTTTGCATGGCTGATCGCAATGGAGGCATGGAAGGTGGGGAGAAGGGAGTGGACCAATGGGCGCCGTAGCAGACATCACCGATCGCCAGCCGCACGTAGTCGTTGAGGCGTCTGATGGTGTGCACGTCATACCGAACTGCCTCCTGCGCGACGTAATAGCCGGAAGGCAGCCATCCAGCATCCTGACCGAGCCCGTGTTGCAGCGGATCGTGGAGGAGTGGATGCAGCAAGTAACAGGAGCAGCGCATGAGTGATAAGCCAAAGGTTGTCGAGTTCAAGCGTGAAGACTGGCGAGACGCAATCAAAACCCTCCGCACCATTGCCGACCAGATGGAGTCGGGCGAAGTGCCGCGCTGTGACGTTGGCGTTCTCGTGACGATGGGGTCGGACGGAGAGATAGACACATACGGCATGGGTGGCAAAGGCGAAGACCTGGCTCTGCTCGGCCTGCTCCGGTGCGCTGAGCAAGTGATCATCGAGAGCACCCTATACCCGGAGTGAACTATGGCCCTGACTCAGAAGCAGGAAGCCTTCGCGCTTGCCTACTTCGAGACAGGCAATGCCAGCGAAGCATATCGGCGCGCATACAACGCCGAGAACATGAACCCAAACGTGATCCACAACAAGGCCAGCGCATTGATGGCTAAGGGTGAGGTCAGGGTTAGGGTTGAACAGCTGCGCGCCAAGGCAGAAACGGCCTCTGTAATGAGCCGACAAGAGGCATTAGAGCGCCTTTCGACGTTTGCCCGTACCGACCTATCCGATCTGGTCGAGTTCGGCTCCTATGAGCTTGGCGAACAGGATGGGCAGCCGGTTATTCAGTCGGCATGGAAGATCCGCGACTCGGTTCTGCAGGACCCTAAGAAGCTCGCCGCGATATCTGAGCTTTCAGCCGGTCGAGACGGGATCAAGATCAAGACCCATTCGCCGCTTCAGGCAATCCAGCAGCTAGCGAAGCTGCAGGGCTGGGATGTTCACGAGCTTGACCTTGAAGGCAAGCGCCTGGCGAACGAGAAGGCGCGCCGCGAACTGGAAGACCCGAATCAGGGCTTGCCTGAGCCGAAGCAAGTCATCATCGGGGTGGAAGATGCAAGCGACCCTGAAGCTGAATAAGCCGCAGTTCGAGTTCATCAGCCACCCGAAGAAGTTCTCAGCGTTCGTCGGTGGGTATAGAAGCGGCAAGACGTTCGTAGGCTGCGTGCGGCTGTGTATCAACGCACTGGAGCATCCTGGCATCCCGCAGGGCTACTTCGCGCCGACCTACCCGCAGATCGCAGACATTTTCTACGACACGATACCGGGCGTGGCTGAAGCGTTTGGCCTGTTCGCAGACATCGTGCCGAGCAATAAGCGGGTGCATCTGCGCGACTCGAAAGGCCGCTGCCTGTCGACGATCGTCTGCAAGAGCATGGAGCATCCGCACCGCATTGTTGGTTTCAACATCGCCCACGCGCTGGTTGACGAGATCGACTGTATGCCGATCAAGAAGGCCGACAGCGCCTGGAAGAAGATCATCGCCCGTATGTCGACCGTATGGCCGACGCGCGGAGAAAACACCATCGATGTGACGACCACGCCGGAGGGCTTCAACTGGGTCTATCGCAAGTTCGTCAAGGAGCTGGCCGCCAATCCGAGCCAGCGCCCGCTGTACGGCATCGTTCACGCCAGCACGAGGCAGAACGCGAAGAACCTGCCTAAGGACTACATCCCGTCGCTGCGTGAGTCGTACCCGGCCAACCTGGTCGACGCCTACATTGACGGCCAGTTCGTCAACTTGGTGAGCGGATCGGTCTACCCGAACTTCTGCCGGCGTCTGAACTACACCGACGAGACGATCCGGCCGGGCGAAGAGCTGCATATCGGGATGGACTTCAACATTAATCGGATGGCTGCCTGTGTGTTCGTTATCCGTGGCGGCGAGCCGATGATGCTCGATGAGCTGACCAGTCTATTCGATACGCCCGCGATGATTGAGGCACTGGAAACCCGATACCAGGGTAGGCACAAGATCACCGTGTACCCAGACGCCAGCGGCAAGAACCGCAAGAGCGTCAACGGCAGCGAGTCGGATCACAGCCTACTGAAGCAGGCCGGGTTCACGGTTCGCGTCAACCTATCGAACCCGATGGTTCGTGACCGTGTGCTGGCAGTCAACGCCATGCTCCTGAATGGCGACGGCGTGCGCAGACTCAAGGTCAACACCGACAAATGCCCGGTCACCACTCAGGTGCTCGAGCAGCAGGCCTACAACGAACAAGGCGAACCCAACAAGGACGGCACGGAAGACCCGGCCGATGCCTTCGGTTACTTCGTCGTTCACCGCTTCCCGATCATCAAGCCCGCCACCTCAATCGACATGGGATTTGCCCGATAATGGCCGACGTCCAATACATGCGCCCTGAATACGAGGAAGCGCAAGCCCGTTGGCGCCTGGTGCGCGACGTTTGCAAGGGCTCCGAGGCTGTGAAGGCGGCTCGCACGCTGTATCTGCCAAGGCCAAACCCGCACGACACCAGCAAAGAGAACGTCGAGCGGTATACCAACTACCTGGCCCGCGCAGTGTTCTACAACGCCACTGGCCGCACGCGTGATGGTCTTGTGGGTGCCGTGTTCCGTGTGGTGCCGACGCTCACTGTGCCCGCGCTGCTCGACTACATGCAGACCGATGCCAATGGCGCCGGTATCAGTGTGTACCAGCAGTCACAGACGGTCTTGGCTGACGTACTGGAGACTGGCCGGGCGCTCGTCCTCGTCGACTTCCCTGCAGTGGAATCTGCCAGCCGGGCCGACATGCAGAGCGGCAAGGCACGAGCAACCATCACGGCATACCCGGCCGAGGCGGTGATCAACTGGCGCACGACTAAGGTTGGCGCGCGCCACCTCCTGTCGCTGGCCGTGCTGCGCGAGACGCACGAGGTCGAGGACGGATTCGGCGTCAAGAGCTACCCGCAATACCGCGTGCTGAGCCTGCGCGATGGCGTCTACACCGTCGACGTGTGGCGCCAGGCTGCAGGCGAAGGCGCGTTCGAGATCGCAGAGACCTACAACCCGCGCCGCAGCAACGGTGCGCCGTGGAGCGAGATCACAGCCTTCTTCGTCGGCGCGCAGAACAACGACACATCGATTGACGAATCCCCGCTGTACGACCTGGCCGAGATCAACATAGGCCACTACCGCAACAGCGCGGACTACGAGGACTCGGTCTATCTGGTCGGACAGCCTCAAGTGTTCATGGCCGGGCTCGACGACCACTGGGTCAAGATGCTCGAGGAAAAGGGCATCTACTTCGGCTCGCGGGCCATCCTGCCGCTGCCGCAAGGTGGCTCTGCCGGCATCCTCCAGGCGCAGCCGAACGGCTTGGCCAAGGAGGCGATGGACGCCAAAGAGCGCCAGATGGTCGCCCTTGGTGCTCGCCTGGTCGAGAAAGGCAGCGCAACCAAGACCGCTACCGAGGCCGCATCCGATAACGCCGCAGAGCACTCGGTGCTTTCCCTGGTCGCGTCCAACGTCAGCGAGGCCTACACCAAGGCCCTGCAGTTCGCTGCTGAGTACATGGGCGCCGCTGGCGAATGCGTGTACGCGCTGAATCAGGACTTCATCGAAGCCCGCCTTGATCCGCAGACCCTGGCCGAGCTGGTCAAGTCCTGGCAGGCCGGTGCTATCACTGATGCTGACTTGTGGGCTCAGCTGCGCCGTTATGGGTTGATCGATGCCGAGAAGTCGGACGACGAGATCCGCGAAGAGCTTGCCAGCAGCACGTCTGGCCTGAACCTGGACGACGACGATGGCAACGGCGGAACTGCTAATACAGGCGGCAACCAGGAATAGTGTCCTGCTCGAACGCCTAAAATCGGGAGAGGTCGAGAAGATCGACCCCTTCCTCCGGCGCATCGACAAGGATCTGCGCGACAGGCTGAGCCGCGACACGCTGACCGACTACAGCCGAGCGCGCCTTGAGGGGCTGCTGAAGTCCATCGACGCGATGCTTGCCAAGATTCACGGCGAGTTCACGGCGCAGCTGATGCTGGATCTGTTCGAGATTGGCGCCTATGAGGCCGAGTTCGAGGCCAGGTCGCTCGATCAGGTGCTGGTCAATATCACCGCAGCGGCTCCGACCGTGAAAGCGATACAGGCCGCCGTTAAGGCTCAGCCGCTGAGCGTGACAGGGCCGGATGGCGGCAAGCTGCTGGAGTCGTTCATTGCTGACTGGACGCAGGCCGAGCGTAACCGGGTGACTGGTGCGATTCGCATGGGCTATGTCCAGGGGGAAACCAACCAGCAGCTGATAAACCGCATTCGCGGCACCAAGGCGCTGAAGTACAGCGACGGCCTGCTCGCCATCACTCGACGCAATGCCGAAGCGGTTGTTCGCACCGGCATCCAGCACGTCGCTAGCGTGGCGCGCATGGAGACGTGGAAGGCGAACAGTGACGTGGTGACCGGCTACCGCTGGGTTTCCACTCTCGACGGTCGCACGTCCGCACAGTGCAAGTCGCTGGATGGCAGGGTGTTCAAGATGGGCAAGGGGCCGGTACCGCCCGCGCACATCCGCTGCCGCAGCACGACCGCCGCCGAGCTGGATGCCCGCTATGCCTTCCTTGACGAAGGCGCCACCCGGTCGAGCAAGGACGGCTACGTAGACGCCGACCAGGCCTACTACAGCTGGCTCAAGGGCCAACCACCAGAGTTCCAGAACATCGCGCTCGGTCCTGAGCGCGCAAAGCTGTTCCGCGATGGCGGGCTTAGCGCAGAGCGCTTTGCTCAACTGCAGCTGGATCGGCAATTCAAACCACTGACCCTCGAACAGATGAAGGCTCTTGAGCCCGAAGCGTTTCGAAGGGCAGGCATCTAGCCGGCTGGGCCGGCAAACCTAGTCTCCGGGAGACACCATGCTCGATTTTGAACGCGACAGCCTGGAAGGGCTGGATGAAGGCCTGCACGGCTTTTACGAAGAGAAGGGCGGCAAGTTCCAGCTCAAGGTCAACGGCATCCCGCAGGGCGAGGANGTGNCGGGNCTGAANGCCAAGCTNGAAGAGCTGCTNGGCGAATCCAAGGCCGCCAAGGCGAAAGCCCGNGAAGCTGAGGAGAGCCGCCAAGAAGGCCGCCGAGGAAGCCGCNCGCAAGAANGGNGACGTGGAAGCCCTCGACAAGTCGTGGCAGGAAAAGCTGAGCAAGCGCGAGCAGGAACTNCTNGCNGAGCGTGAAGGCCTGGCNGGNCAGATCAAGAACCTGACCGTTGGCCGCGCCGCNACNGACCTTGCCGCCGAACTGGCCGTGCAGGGCAGCGCTAAGGCCCTTCTGCCGCACATCCAATCGCGTCTGAGCATGGATATCCGCGATGGCCAGCCGACAGTCGTCGTCCTCGACGCTAACGGCAAGCCAAGCGCGGCGACCTTGGTAGAACTGAAAGCAGAATTTGCCAGTGATCCGGCCTTTGCGCCGTTGATTGCTGGCACTCACGCATCCGGCAGCGGGGCTGGCGGGGCGAAACCGGGCAGCGGGGCTGCAACGGACACCAACACCCAGGCCGAAGCCGCCAAGAAGGCGGGCAACGTGGCCGGTTTCATCTCCGCACACCTGAAAGGTAACTAAGACATGGCTGCTAAAGAAAACCTGTCCTCGACCCTGGCCTCTGTCCTGAACGACAAGGTCATCAACGAGGCCTTCGAAATCGCTCGCTCCAACCGCACCGGTATCCTGCAGACCGTCCAGTTCGGCACCGCGCGCGTACCGTTCGACGGCTATAAGATGTCCTGGCTGGATATGCGCGTCGACGCAACTAGCTCGCCGACCACTGCCGAGGCCCTGGCTGCTGCTACCACTGTCGCAGTGGCCGACGGCACCAAGTTCCGCGCAGGCATGACCGTTTCCCCGGTCGGCTCGGACGAAGTGCTGCTCGTGACTGCCGTTTCCGGCAACAACCTGACCGTGACCCGCGGCTTCGGCGGCACCACTGCTGCGACCATCGCTTCCGGCACCGTTGTCGTGATCGACTCGGTTGGTCGTGAGGAGAACTCCGGCGCCGAGAACGACGGCATCTTCCAGCCTGATCCGGTTGAGAACTTCTTCCAGACGATGGACACCGCCGTCGAGTTCTCGCGTCGTGCGCTGGCTACCATCCAGTTCGGCAACACCAACGACCTGAGCTTCCAGGTTTCCGAGCGCATCCGCCAGCTGACCATCCAGATGGACCGTGCGCTGGTTCGTGGTCGTCGCGCTACCGCCACCATCGGCAGCAAGGCCGTTAGCTACACCGGTGGCCTGCGCTTCTTCCTGGATCAGGCGGGCGCGGTAAACGTGGACAACTCTGCGGCCGTGCTGACTCTTGACGCGATCAATGCTATTAATGCTGAGATCGTGAGCCGTGGCGGCACCGCGAACACCATCGCGGTAGGCATCAAGCAGGCGCGTCAACTGTCCAAGCTGGTTTCGGCCAACTACGACAGCAACCGCCTTGCCGAATGGAGCGCTGACGAAGGCTCCATCCTGCAGCTGCCGAGCGATCTGCCGCTGGTGGGNAACGTCAACCGCATCGTNGTNGANACCAACCTCGACGACAAAGAGCTGGTGATCTACGACGCCGGCATGATNTCCATCGTCCCGATGGCGAACGGCAACGCTTCCGANTCCGGCAACTGGCGCACCCTGGACGCCACCCTGCCAGGCCAGGACGGNGANCGCACTCGCATCATCGGTGACTTCGCGATGGAAGTCCGCCAGTCCAAGACCCACATGGCGCGCCTGCGCAACATCGGCTAAGGGGACTCGAAATGGTAGTGGTCGGAAAACCCGGCCTCTACCACTTCGCCGGGGTGCTGGTAACGGTCCCGGCAAGTGGAGAGGTAGATGTACCAGACAAAGTGGCCGACGAGATGAAGTCTCGCGGCTTCAAGGGCAAGCCAGGCAAGCCCGCCAAAGAACCACCCAAGGAATAATCCATGGCGCTGATCATCGAGTCGGGCGAGGGCCTGCCGAACGCCGACAGTTACGCCACGGCCGCCGAGCTGGTCAGCTATGCCGCGAACTACGGCGTGACCGTTCCTGGCACCGAGCAGGCTCAGGAATCGCTGCTCCGTCGCGCCGCAATGCAGATGCAGGTCATGGGCTGGAAAGGCCGCAAGGCGAGCGCTGCGCAGGCTCTCGCGTGGCCTCGTGCTGATGTTGAGCTTGACGGCGAAGTGCTGCCGTCAACCTACATCCCAGCGCGCATCCAATATGGCCA